TTTATGTCGATGTGTCAGGCAGCCTCAGGAGCTGAAGAATTGACGAAAAAATTTGAAGATGGATATCAAGGAAAAATACCACGCCCTTATGAACATGGCCACGGCGAGCTTTATCTGTGTCCAAACTGTTCATATCTGCTGCTTAATAGCGCATCCAGAAACAACTGGTGTCCGAATTGCAAAACAAGGATCAACTGGAAAAAGGTCGATGAGTTGGGTGGTGAAGAGAAATGTGGAAGATAACAGTCATGTATCATGGCGGAAGCCAAAGTCAATTTATTGACAATAAAAAAGGAGAGATATCGATACAATTGGCAAAAAGTTTTTACAAAAAATATAAAAATACTGCAAAAAATATTACATACCAAGATTATCCAATCAAAGATCATGAGCCGATGTTATTAATAGACAAAATTCATGAACTGGAGGCGAAAGAAGATTGACAAGAGGTAGGAATTGGACTGCCGCTGAAAAAAACTACCTTCAGGACCAATGGGGAAACGTCTCAATCGTAACGTTGGCCAAAAAGCTCAACCGATCACAGGCGGCCGTAATGTTGAAAGCAAGTCGCATGGGACTGGGAGCACACCTGCAGAGCGACAGCCGTGTAACACTTAATGAACTCTTAGCAACGATCTACGGGTACGAAGTAGGTGGATACACAAAAAATAAACTGATTCAGGAAGGAATGCCAGTCAAAAAGCATAAAGTCAAAAACAATTCGTTCATGGTCATAGATCTTGAAGAATTCCGAAAGTGGGTAGAAGAAGATAAAGATCGAATGGATTTCTCAAACTTTGAACCATATTCACTCTGAGCAGAGCCGGAGTGGGTGTCAGCAAAAAGAAAAATCGACTACGACAAGAGACAGCGAATCGGCCACCACAATCAACAGTGGACCAAACTGGAAGATCAGAAGCTCAAGAGAATGATTGAATCGCAAAGATACAGCTATTCTGATATAGCAAAAGAATTAAAGCATTCAGAAGGTGCAGTCAAACGAAGAATGCACGACTTGGGAATTAAACTCAAGCCTCCAAGAAGTCCAACAAAGATGTGGACAAAAGAAGAAGAGATGCGCTTATTGGACATGAAAGAAGCAGGATATGACTGGTCACAGATCGGTGAAAAGCTTGATCGCACAGCACTAGCCTGCAGAGGAAAATATGAGCGCATGCAAAATCCCCTTTATATGAAAAGGTATTACCGAGATAAAAGGGGAAAATACGAATACAACGGAATCAAAGATCTATCGCCTGATCAGATAAGAAAGTCCATCCAGGAACAAAATGATCTGGCAGAATTTGAGACCGTAGAAGCAAAATGAGGTGGTAACAATGAGTGATATAAATAAAGGATTCGGTCTTTTATTTGAAATGGGATGCGGGAAAACATTGACTGCACTGGCAATCGCAGGAGCCGGATACGAGATGGGATACATCGAAAAGGTTCTAATCATAGCACCAACGTCTGTCGTGGCTGTATGGCCAAAAGAATTTAAAGAATTTGCAGAATTTAAGTATACCTGCAAGACACTTCTGGGAGCCAAGAAAGAAAGAATCAAGGCACTGGATGACCTGATGCAGTTCCCGTTCAAGGCTATGAAGGTAGCCGTGATCAACTACGAATCGACATGGAGAGAAGGAATCAAAGAAAAGCTGCAGGAATTTGATGCAGACCTGATCATCTGCGATGAAAGTCAGAGAATCAAGACGCATGATGCAGCGCAGAGCAAGGCAGTTCATGAACTGGGAGATCAGGCAAGATACAAATTGATCTTATCCGGAACACCCGTCCAGAACAATGCGATCGACATCTTCAGTCAGTATCGTTTTTTAGATTCTTCAGTTTTTGGAAAAAACTTCTATGCATTCAAAAACAAATACGCGATCATGGGAGGCTTCAACAGAAAACAGATTATCGGATATAAGGATCTTGATGGATTGATCAAAAAAGAACATTCGATCGCATTCAGGATCACAAAGGATGAAGCAATCGATCTCCCAGAACAGACATTTGAGGTAAGAAAGATCGCATTTGATAAAAAGGATAGAGAGCTCTATGACAGGATCAAAAGAGACAGCTACGCAGATCTTGACGGCGGTGATCACATCACAGCCACAACAGTACTGACGAAGCTCTTAAGACTGCAGCAATTAACCGGAGGATTCCTGCTGCAAGACGATTCAGAAACGCCGGTCTTAGTAAATAAAGCAAAACTGAATGCGCTGGCAGATATAATCGAAGATTATGTTATCGGATCCGAAAAGAAGCTTGTTATATTCGCAAGATTTATCCCAGAGGTCAAAGCGATCATCGAAATGGTAGACAAGCTGCTGCCGAAAAACAAAAAACAGGTAGCAATCTACGGAGACATTAAAAAGGAGCTTCGAGGTGGGTTGGTAAAGCAGTTCCAGGAAGATCCAGACACAATGGTCTTTGTTGGCCAGATCGATACTGCAGGAACAGGAATCACGCTGACTGCAGCAGATACATGTGTTTACTACAGCAAAAACTACAACTATGCGACATATTCGCAGAGTTTGTCAAGGATTCATCGAATCGGCCAAAGAAACGTTTGTACTTATATCGATTTGGAAGTTGAAAAAACAGTCGATGAAATGATCAATAAAGCGCTTAGTAAAAAAGAAGACATGGCCAAAACGGTCGTGGATAACTGGAGAGATTACTTTGATTAGGAGGAATTTAATGAAATGAAAATAAATGAAATGTGCAGCAAGTCAATAAAAGAGCTTATAGATGATAAATTGGAACTTACATATATGAATGTACATACCGAAGATGACGGAACTGTCAGAAGGGTTGAATTTGAATACAAGCCTAAGGAGGAAACAGATGGGAGCACCGGCATGGACTGCGAAAGAGATATCAGCCCTGGAAGAGATGACGG